GCCCTTGCCTCCAGCCATGATGCGGTCCTTGATCCGCTCCCGGAGGCCCGGGTTCGAGTAGACCTTCTTGAGGGCTTCGCGCTTGTCCATCAGCTACCTGCCTTCCGACGTGCGTCGAGTCGGCGCACGATGTTGTTGGACCAACCTCGGCCTGCGTCTCCGCCCCACAACAGGCCCGCGACGTACCCCTTGTCTTCCTTGGGGGACTTGCCTGCGTCGAGCTTGTAGTTGCCCGCGTGTCGGTCGAAGTACGCCTTCATCCGACGCACGGTCGACTCGCTCAGCGATGCACCCGACTGGAGGTTCGACGCTCGCTGGACACCTGAGCCGATGCCCTGGGCCGACGCCTGCTTGGTGTCGAGTCCCGCCTTTTGGGATGGGGCTTGAGATCGGCGCAGCGCCAGGCCGCGAATCGCGGCAGCCTTGACCGAGGGAGGCGGCTTGAAGCTATCGGCCACTGGTGGCCTTCACGACGAGCTTCTTCAGCATCTCGCGCTTCTGCTTCGCCTTGGCGGCCTGGAGGTCAGGGCGCGTGGTGTTCTTCACGTCGAAACCAGGCTCGGTGAGCGTGGCGTTGAGGGAGCTGTTGTCCATCACTTCCCCTTCTTCGTTTCGCCCAGCGTACGCGCCAGGACGAGTTGCTTGAGCATGGTGCGCTTGGCGGAGGAGAGCTCCTTGTCGCCAGCGGCTTCGCCCTGGAGCTTGGAGATCTTGGAGGCAATCTTCTCCTTGGGGATGGTTTCGCCTTCCTTCGCGCCCATCTTCTCACGCAACGCGCCAGGGTTCTTGATGGCCCCCTTGATCCACTTCTCGGCCATGTTGACCTCCCGTTACCGTGTTAGCATAGGTTGAGGAGAACCTCGTGGCGTCAACCCCCGCTTCTGCCTCGCCAGCGTCTCTCCCCAACGGGGCAAAGCTGGCGAACCTTCCAGGGCTCAACATGAGCAAGGTCCATGCGATGTTTAGCACGCCGTGGGCCTTCGTGTCGATGTGCCAGATCGTGAGGGAAGACGAGAGCATAGGCTACCTCGACCCCACCAACATCCAGATGAAGTTCCTCCAGGCTTGCTCGGATCATCGCTGGGTCATCACCAGCAAGTTCCGCCAGGCCAAGATCACGACGCCCTCGGTCATGCTGCTCCTGCGCGACTGCATGTACCTGGAGGGCGTGAAGGGCGTGCTCATCGCCGAGCGCCAGGACACGGCCGAGGACATCTTCGAGCGCATCCTCTTCGCCTACTCGCGCCTGCCGGATGACGTGAAGGTGCCGACCCAGGACGGACGCAAGCCGGGCACGACGCAGATCCACTTCATCCACGGCGGGGGCATCAAGGTCCTCACCGCGGGTGGTCGCTCTCCCGCCGTCGGTCGCTCCATCGACCGCCTGCTCATCACCGAGTTTGGTGAGGCGCAGTGGCAGCAGAAGGCGGCCATCAACATCTTCCCCGCGGTCAACAAGCGACCGAACGCCCGCGTCATCCTCGAGTCGACGCCCGGCGCCTCGGGCTCGCACTACGAGACGATGTGGCGCAAGGCGCTCGAAGGGCAGGAGAGCCGCTTCCACCCAGTCTTCCTGGAGTGGTGGCTCGACCCGTCCTGCCGCAACTCCATCGAGGGCTTCATGCCTACCGAGGAGGAGCTCGAGTACGCGAAGCGCCATCCGAACATGACCCTCGAGAACCTGGCGTTTAGGCGGCAAAGCCTTGGAACGGAGTTCATCGGAGACACGAGACTTTTCTCGTGCAAATACCCATCCGACCCGCTCGATGGGTGGCTCGGGGCCTCGAACCCGGTTATGCCCGTAGACGTACTGAGAGCGCGTCAGGTTGACTGCGTAGCTCCTCCGACTCATGCCCCCAACGGTTCCTGGGAGCTTGAGCCGCCCAGGCTCGGCCGTAAATACCTAGTTGTCGCCGACCCTGCGGGCTTCGGTGGCGCGGGTGACTACAGCGCGATGACGGTCTGGGACACGCTCGACCGTCGAGAGGTGGCGGTCTGGGAAGGTCGAGAGGACCCCGGCACGTTCTCGCGCAGGCTCCTGGCCGTGCAGCGCCGCTACAACGGTGACGCCATGCTGGCAGTCGAGTCCAACGCCGCGGCGTGCATCGCCATGCTGAAGGACCGCGGGACGAAGAACCTGCTCTGGACGGACCGCAACCATCCTGGCTGGTACGCCACCGAGAAGCGCATCCAGGAGGCCGAGGCTCGCTTCGTCCGCATGCTGCGGGAGAACGACATCGCCATCCGCTCGAAGACGTTGCTGCACCAGCTCATGGACTACGACGGGTCGCGTCGTGAGCGCAAAGGTGATGGCCAGGGGAACACCAAGCACTTCGACCTGGCGCGCACCGCCGTGATGGCGGGGGACATCCTGTCTCGGCGCCGCTTCGTGTCCGACGGAAGCTCCGCTCCGGTCGAAGAAGTCGAGCAAATGGACGGTCCGCGCGTTACCATCAGCGACCTGGACCGGTTCCGGCGTTCGCAGGAACGCTCGGCCCGCAATCCCTTCAGCCCCGTCTCCCGGAGTTGGTCGTGAAGCTCGCCAGCCTCATCGAACGTCACCGCCGCCACTACGAGCGGTACGAGAAGAAGAACTTCGACAAGGCTCGGCGGTACTACCGCGGCGAGTTCTTCACGTCGCGCAACGACGTGAACATCGCCGACGGGGCCATCCCGTCGTTCCTCTGCTCGAAGAACATGATCTACGCCATCGCCGACACGGCCATCAGCTCGCTGCTCGGGCCCAACCCCCAGGTCGCGGCAAACCCCCGGACGAAGCGCAGCCAGGAGGCCGTGCCCCTGGTCAACGGCCTGCTCGAGTACGTCTTCGACGCCAGCAAGATGCGCCGTCGTGCGGCGACCGCGCTCATCGACGCAGTCCTCTGCAAGCGCGGCGTGTTCAAGACAGGCTGGAACGAGCAGGAGGACCGTCCCTCGGTTCGCGTGCTCGAGCCTGGGGCGGTCTTCTTCGACCAGACGGCGCGCGATGTCGACGACATCCGCTACTGGATCGAGGCGGTCGTGATGCCGTTTGAAGAGTTCGTCATGAAGGTGAAGTCGGGCAAGTACCGCACCGACAAGCTCGCGGACATCAAGCCCGACCGCTACCCCCGCTGGATCACCGACGACTACAAGAACAGCGACGCGGCGACCATCCGCGATGCGTTCCAGTGGATCACGGTGTGGGAGTACTACGACGTCGAGCACAAGGTCGTGCAGCACTACGTCGCCAGCGCGGACGCCGTGGTGTTCGAGGCCCCTCTGACCTTCGTTCCCTACTCGATGTTCAGCCTGAACCAGTCGGGCGTGGACTGCAACGGCCTCTCCGAGGTCCAGCTCGTCCTGAACCAGCAGGAGACGATGAACGACCTGCTCACGCACATGAAGCAGATCGTCTACCTGATGATCCCACGCATCCTGTTCAACAGCGAGCTCATCACCGAGGAAGATCTCAACAAGGCGGTCGAGGCCGCGACGGGATCCTTCGTTCCCATCGCTCCTACCAACTCCGAGGGGCTCCGTTCCCTGGGTGCCTTGTTCTACGAGATGCCGATGCCCCAGGTTCCGGTCGGCGTCGAGAACTTCATCAACCGCCAGGAGGCGGATGCCGCGTTCATCAGCGCCCTGGCCGAGGCAGCCCGTGGTCAGGTGGCCGGCGCCCGCACGGCGACCGAGATGGCCATCATCGATGCCCAGATGCGCACCCGTCTGGCCACCCGCGAGGGCCACATCAACACGGCCCTCGAGGATGTCGCCGAGAAGTGCTTCTACCTGGCCAAGCGGCACATGAAGAAGGCCAAGTTGGTGCGTGTGACGGGCTCCGAGGGCTGGGATGAGGTGTCCGTAGCCTCCCTGGCCGACGTCGAGGTCGTGTTCAAGATGGTGAGCTACAACCCCATCCGCCAGAACCCCTCCGTCATGTCGGAAACGCTGCTGAAGCTCCTCCCGGTGCTCGCGCAGGACCCCAACATCAACAAGCGGATGCTGATCGAGGAGCTGGTGAACAGCGTTGGGCTCCCCGCGCGCCTCCTGGTACCCGAAGAGGAGCTCAAGGCGCAGGAAGAGGCCATGATGCAGCAGATGATGGCCGCCCAGGGGGCTCCGGCACCCCAGGGACCGGGCCTTCCGGCTGGGCTCCCCACGATCCCACCCGAAATGCTCGCCCAACTGGCCCAACAGGCCCCTCCGACCCCTCCCGAGGGAGCTCAGTTGACCCCAGCGGAGGCTCAGCAGGCCCAGATGGCCCCTGGACCGCCCCCGGCGGGCGATGCAGTGGTCGGCGGGCCCACTCCGCTCGGCTAATCTCGTCCCAGGAGCCCCATGCCACTCAACGATCTGCGCTGCGACACCTGTCAGGTGGTCGAAAGCGACGTCCGATACTCCGGAAGCGCGCCAACCTGCCCTACTTGCGGGTCCAACCGTCTGGTTGACTGGTCTCACGGCCAGGCACCGCGGGTTTCGGGTCACGGCTACGGCTCTTTCACGCCCATCGACATGGGTGTGATGGGCAAAGCCGAGACCAAGGAGCAGTTCGACCGCAACATGGCCGTGATCAAGCAGCGCCACCCGACCTCGAGGGTCGAGTTCATCCCCGAAACACGCAAGCAGAAGACCGCGCGCATCGACGAGATGCGCCACAAGAGCTTCCAGCGCAAGATGAAGGCCGGGATGGACGCCAAGACGCTCGAGCAGGGCGTCGCAGCCATGAACCGGAAGGTCCAGGAGGCCACCAACGGCGCTCTGAGGGCCAACCAGGACCCCACGGCCTCTGTGAAGAAGCTCAAGACCGAGGGAGTGAAGGGATGAAGCCCCCCAAGATGACGGTCGACGACGCCAAGCAGGCCGCCAACGAGAACCTTCGCAGCTTTCGGACGGTCCGAGAGGTCCCTGCCCAGGACATGTCGGTCGTCGAGGACCGCGAATCAGGTGATCGACGCTTCGTCGCGCGCAAGATCATCATCATGCACGGGCTCCCGGTGGCTTTCGAGCTGTCGACGCCCGGACCTGGCTTTCAAGATTGACGTCGCGGGCCGGGCCGCGCGTCTCTCCATACCTCCCCGGTTCGTTCAATCCGTGCTAGGAGTACCATCATGGCAGTAGAACCGAAGCCCCCGATGCCCGCGATGAAGCCCCCGATGATGGGAGCCGCTCCCGGCGGCGCCAAGATGCCCTCGCCGCAGGAAGTCCAGTCGCTTCTCAACGAGATCGACAGCGTCATCGGCAAGCCTGGTAGTGAGCCTGGCGGAGAAGCCAGCGGCCCTGGGCTCCCGATGGAGGAGCGGTTCTCCTCGACGATGTCCGAGGGCGGCGAGCCCCCTGGCATGGCCGACGTGACGCCCATCGCCGACACGCTCGACGTGTCGATGGCGAAGGCCCAGGCCATGTACGACGCCGCCCAGCAGATGGAGCAGACCAAGGGCAAGAGCCCGATGGAGCTCGCGTCCATGCTCGAGAAGGACATGAGCCTCCGCATGCAGCTCGAGAAGACGGCTGCGGGCAGCGAGGACGAGATGGCGCGCGACGAGATGGAGAAGGATGGCATGAAGGCCCCGACTCCGTCCGAGTCCCCGCTTCCGATGTAGTTCAACCCCAGGAGCACCATGTTCGACCCCGCAAACGACGAGACCCAGAACCCCGAGACTCAGCTCCCCGACGTGGCTGTTGCCGAAGACGCAACACCCGTCGAGGCCGCCCCGAACCTGTTCGACTGGAACGGAGAGATCGACGCTCTCCAGAAGTCGGACTGGTTTGGTCGCATCGAGGAACCCGTCCGCAACTCGCTCGTCCGCGGGTTCGAGCAGAAGTACCGCAACTTCGAGCGTGGCTTCTCCAAGGCTTTCCAGGACACGGCGTCCAGGCGCCGCGAGCTGGACCGCAAGGAAGCCACGCTTCGTCAGCAGGAGCTCGAGGTCCAGCGCTGGCTGACCGGCGACTCCGACCCCATCGCGGCCAAGCAGAAGGAGATCGACCAGATCAAGACCGCGCATGACGCCGCCCTCGCGGCTCTGCGCGAGGAGTACGACCAGAACAGCCGCAAGGCGGTCGATGAGTGGTCGGGCAAGTACTCGACGCTCGAGCAGGAGCGCGAGCAATACCGCCAGCGCGTCGAGCAGATCGAGTACCAGGCGCAGGTCGAACGTGAGCAGCAGGTCGAGGCGGCCGTCACCGACGTCGAGACCTGGCTCACCAGCGAGGCGAAGGACGTCTATGAGAACGACGACGCCTTCTACATGTTCTGCGTGCTCTGCACGGGCGGCGCGGACCCCGAGGACGCCGTGACGATGGTGCGCGCCAAGTACGGTGCGCCCGCCACGCCCGAGCCGCTCCCCGCGGACCTGGCGATGTCGAACATGGGCGCGAATCGCACCTCGACGACCGAGCAGGCGGATGGCCGTTCCTACAAGGAGATCATGGACGCGATGCGGCGAGCCGCGCAGTCCGAGTTCTAGAAGGGCTTGCCCTGGTAGTAGTTGGCGGCGACGTCCAGCCCGTAGTCCGGTTCCGGCGCGGGCGGTGTCGCCGCTGACTTGATTGCGTTCTGTTCGCGTAGGTCCTGGCGCTCCTGCTTCCGAGCCGCGATCATCTTACGGACCTCGGGCTCGTACGCCAGGTAGTTGATGGTCTCCTGGGAGAGGCCCTTCGGGCGGTTGCCCGCGGCCCACTCTCGGAGAGTGCCCTCGCCTGCGTTGTAAGCCGCGACTTCGAACTTCCGCGAGGGTGTCAAGCGCGTACGGATGTCCTTGAGGAGGTGCGCCGCGATCTTTGCGTCCTGGACGTAGGGGTCCGGGTCCGTGATGTGGGCGAAGCGCTGCCGTGTGTCGGGGATGATCTGGAACTCGCCCGTGGCTCCGGCGGACGAGGTGCCGGGGTTGCTCATGTCTTCCGACTTCCGCTTCTCGATGGCCGTGAAGACGACCAGGTCGTCGGGGTCGACCCCGACTTCCTTCGCCACCTTTTGCAGCTTCGCGTAGCGACCGTCCTGGTAGGTGTGGTCGACGGCCTGCCGCAGCAGCACCAGGTTGTCGGGACGCACCTTGGGGAGTCGCAAATCCTCGAGCATCCGCTCTGCCTTGTCCTGCCTCTGCGCGATGGTCATCGCCTCGCGGACTGCCTCAGCCCCAGTCTTGTCCGCCATCTCAGTAGCCCATCGCCTTCCGGGCCTTCATGCCCTTGGATGGTGCGGGCTCCTCGTCCTCTCCGCTGGCGATAGCGTTGAGCGTCTTCGCCTGTCCCGCGTGCTTGGCCGAGGACTGCTGAAG